CCCGTCTGCCCGGTTTGATGCTTTCCCAACTGAGCCGCCTGATGCGTATTTTTTAACAGCGCCACCTTTTTTAATGCCATAGCCAATTTCTTCGGCTTTTTCTTTTTTCCGACGTTCTTCTATGCGACGTATGTTTTCTTTCATTTTCTCTGCTGATGTTTTAACTGTGCTTTTACCAGCATTTTTCATGGTTCCAGAAATTGCTTTTCCAACACGAGTCAGCAGAGGTTCTTTACCTGTAGGTTTTACGTCTTGACGAAGAAGAATTGCTTTTTTTTCCTTTAACGTATCTATAACTGATTTTTTGGCAGGTTTAGCAACGTCTTTCTTGGTTTGTGTTGATGTTGTTTTTTTACGCGGGGTAACTACTGGCTTTTCCTTGATAGGGACATTTTGTGATGGCTCTCCCGCTCCTTCCATTGCTCTTTGAAGACCAATTGGCATACTGGTAGCTTTAGAGGCAACGTCAAGCCCCGGTTGAGGTGTTACGTTTACACCTTGTGTAAAGGGAGTTGAGACATTTGGGGGTGCACGTTGAGGTGTTACGTTTACACCTTGTGTAAAAGGAGTTGAGACATTTGGGGGTGCACTTTGGGGGACTGCAGCAGCACGACCACGCCCAGCACCAAAACGTTTATAAGCTTCAGACTTTGGGTTATCAATATTCCCCATACGCAAACGTTCAAAGAACCCAACACGGGGATCTTTATCTGATATACCCAAGCCTTTCTTTTTGTATTCATCTTCTTCAATATCAGTCTCTGAAGGTGGGTTTCTAGACATTGCACCTAAATTGGTCATGCCACCATCTTGATATTTTTTAAATGCACGTTTCTTCATTTCAATCCCCTTAGCACTTACCGCCGTAAGCCATCTTGATTTCTTTACCTTTGGTTTTGCCTTTTTTGGCAATGCCATCGGCTGACTTATGACCAGAAGTTAGACCACCTGAAGCCATCTTCTTAACTTTACCGCCATGTTTCATGGTGCTAACCATCTTTTTAGACTCAGCCATACCGCCTCCTGATTTAGTGAATTCTTTACCCACACTCTGTGGAACGCCTACCTTCTTAGCAAACGCAGGGTTACGAGCAACAGCCTGCATAAACTTTTCCTGTTTTGCGCTCTTGGCTGGCATTAATTTCCACCCTTAATACCGATAAACCCCAAGATACCAAGCACAGCACCTACGATGCCACCCACTATGCTTCCAATGGCAATTAATACTTTCCAACCACCCTCGGCAGAAGCAAGCTTTTTATGTATCTCTTCCAAAGAAGCACGAATAGCAGCAACGTCCTCTTTCATCGAGTCCATGTCTTTTTGCAAATGCTCAATGTTATTTGCGTGAGTGGCTAACTCACGAGCGGTTTCTATTTCTGGAGTCATGGTTAGCAGTTCCACGCTTTTAATGATTTATTGATGCGGCTGTTAGGATCACTTGCTGTTTTAGCACCAGTATTTTTACGTTTGTGGCCTTCCATCCGAGCACAGAAAGAAGCCTTACGTCCTTTGGCTTCTTTGGTCTTAGGATGGGGAGCAGGAGGCTTTAAATTCATACCTTGTTTCTTAGCGGAAGCACGACCCTTAGCGTTTAAACCACCCGCTGGATCTTTTCCTTCTGCCCTTTGCCATGCAGGAGATTTAGCCATTTACGACTTTCAATTGAGTTTCTTCAATCATTGGTTGAAGAACTTGTTTGCCAAAGTGACCAGTGAATTCTGTATTGCCAAAATGACCAAGGTTAATCTCTGGGTCTACATAGATCTTAAACCCAGCTTCGCTTACACGGTCACAGAAAAGGTAGTCCTCACCCATGTAACCATCAGGGCTGACCTTGAAATCAAAGATTGAGCAATGGTGTCTATTCTCAACATTCACCCAGTATTTCCATTCTGGATGGTCATTCATTAGTTTCTCAATAACATGTCTGCGGATAAACATAAAGCCAGTGCCTATCCGGTCTACCCGGAGAAGACCATGTTCTGTTAACTCTACCCCGCCATGTTCGTTGTAATGGATGTCGGTAAAGAACTTCTGATCTGCCGCCCGGCGAGGATATGACCCGCAAAGGACATCTTTATCTGACCCAAGAGCCATGATTCTTAATACATCCTGATGCTTGAAATGGATGTCAGAATCAATGAAAAGCATCTCTGTGCAATCAGATTCCATGAATTGATTGACCAGAGAGTTTCTTGCCCGAGTGATAATAGAACTTCCCGAAAGATGTCCTAGATGGACAGAAAATTTGTGCTGTAAAGAAGCCAAAGTAAGCTGGGGAAGCTCATAGGCGGAATGAATACATATTCTCCCGTCATAAGCCGGGATGGCTATGAATAACTTCCTCCCCGCCAGCACAAATTTCTTTTCCATGATTAAGCCACTGTAACGCCATCAGAACCAATAACAGCCCAGCCCAAAGAGGTGTACATCAGCGTAGCTGAATCACCAATAGCAGTAAAGGTTATGGTTGTGTATCCAATTTTGGTGGATGGAGTTAATACGCCAGTATCAGCACCAGCAGCTTCAGCAATATAAACAATAACCTTGATTTGACCAGTAACGCCGTTGGCTAAAGTTAACGCATCACCTGTGCCAGTAGAAGTAAACTCTGTCAACACTTCTGTAACAGTAACCGCTCCGGGGCCACTTAACGATTGGGCTGAACCACCAATAATTGCACCGCTAAAGGTTTGATTACCTGTAAAGGTATTGGCAGCGTCCGTCCGAGCAATCGTTGCACTCGTTCCCGGAAAAGTCATTGTGGTGCTATCGGTGCCAGCTAAGGTTAAAGTATTGTTAATCGTAGCCGTTTTCCCATCAATAATAGTCAACGTAGCACTAGTCGCTGGAGCAGTAATTGCAACTTTATTAACCGAAGTAGCCGCTGCAACACCTAGAGCAGGCGTTACAAGAACTGGGCTAGTTGTTAGAGAAATCGCACCCGTACCATTGACATTCGAGCCTAGAGCTGTAGCTACACCTGTACCAAAAGCTGTAATTCCTGTGCCACCATTAGCCACTGGCAAGGTGCCAGTAACACCTGTGGTCAGCGGAAGACCAGTACAAGTTGTCAACGTACCCGAAGCAGGCGTTCCCAAAATAGGAGCTACCAGAGTTCGATTAGCAAACAAATTAGTTACTGAAGCTTGAGAGGTTGTACCACTTTGAACCACAACTGCCAGATCTGCACCCGCAATAGCGGTAACTGCTGGCAGGTCTGAAATTTTTGCGTTTGCCATTTAAATCTCCTGAACCCTGATCTGCCGTTGAAGATGCGCTGGGATACCAAGATGGAATAACACTTGAATCAAGCACATCGCTATACGTATGCTCAATCAATACCTCAGATCCAGAAGACATTTGAATACCTACACTGACCTGAAAAGGTGCAATGTAAGTATCCAAGGGTATCGCTGCACTTACCCCGGAAGTGGTTGTAGAAACGACTATTTGGCGCATGATTGCCCCTTATTAGACGCTTTGTTGACCAACCAGCGGATCGGTTACGTAGTACAGAATTTGACCAGTTACGGAACCACCAGTAGCTGCATCACCCGTGGTTGCACCGCCAGTCAAGGTCACCATCTGCGTTGTAGACATAGTCAGGCCCAGATCATCACCGGCAGTAGACGAAGCAAAGTTAAATACTTGCTTGCCAGCATCTGCATCAGATGCGCTTAGAATACCATTAGCATCTACGGCTGTAGGATCGGTGTATCCCTTCCAACCCATATCAAAGGTAGGAGTTGAGCCGCCAGTACCAGCCGCGTTAGCTTGTATCTCTACAATAACAGCGCCGATAGGCAAAACAACAGGAACAGTGCTAGTTGCAGAAATTTTTACAGTGGTGGTATCTGCGGAGGCAGGATTAATATAGAACTTAGCTGCCATCACGCCAGAACCACAATATGCAGTGCGAGTTTGATCGCCACCGCCCGAACGCCAAATACTTTGGGTAGTTGAAACTGCCATTTGATTTTCCCTCATGCGGTTAGGCGCGTCGATCTGCATGAAGTCAGCCGGGACTGTTCGACACACCGGTTTAAACCCGGATTACTTATTTTATACTAGTCAGGAACGGTTAAGTCAAGATGTTTAAATATCCATCCCTGTGATTGGCTGAAGGGCTGCGGAATAAACAGCATTGGAGAAGTCGTACCTTTGAATAACTTCTAAGGGGAACTTGGAAATCACTTCTTGTAATTTAAAGATCATGGAAATGTCCTTGTAATGTACATTATCCATTATATCTAATGTTTCCTATATGCGCAGCAAAAGGGGGAGCCTAAGCTCCCCCTCTCTTTTGCCATACAACTTCAGGTATTAAGCTCCCGGGGAACCAAAAATACCCAACGGATCACTGACTCCGAATGAATAACGCTCACGTGCTTTGTATCTCACGTTACCGGTATCGAAATCGCCATCCATTCCAGTTTGCATTGGAGTACGGACAAAGTGTTTCAGACCGTTAGGCACATCAGTGATCAAGAACCAAGCATTATTGTCAGTTAGATAATTGTTGACCTTATATCCTTCTGCAACTGAGCCGTTGTTCTTAATGGCATTGATGTCGTTGTCGTTAGTACCGACACGCAGTTCTGTCTCTAGCAGTCGTGTAGCTACAAACTGAAGTGCTGGTGGCACGATAAGTTTTGTAGGGCGCGATGCAATTAACAGACCACGTTCGTCTGTCCAAGCGGCGACCTGGATGATGGCATTCTCTAGAGAAGTCTCATTCAGGTCAGTACCGGTTGTAGGACGATTACTGTTTACACCACCGGAGATCAGTGGATGGCTGGTGCTACACAGGGTAACGCCGTCACCATAGGTAACTGCTGTATTGAACGCTTGGTTCAGTACATAGGCTGCCTTGACCTGCTTGGTGTAAGCCATAGCACGAGCTAGAGCCTTGGTATAACGCTGTGACAGGGAGTCATAGAGGTTGTCCTCAATCGCCTCTTCTGTTAGCGAAAAGCCAAGAACGACTGTTTCGTGGTTGTATCGAGCCGTCCAAGCTTCCTGTGCATTGTCGTAAGACATTGCGCTGCCCTCATTCTTGACGGGGGCGGCACTAAAGCCAGATAGCTTGGCTTCTTCTTCAAAGCTACGTTCCGAAGTTTCGGATTCGTAAATCTCTTTGTGCTGCTCACCGTAGGTCTTGTACTCCATGCCGAACAGCGCATTAAGACCGGGCAGTAGCTGTTTGAGCATTTGTGCGCGTGAAATTGCCATGATTTGCTCTCCTTATACACCAGTGGTGCTGTTGTACTGGTGAGTATTGATCTTAACGATCAACTCCACGTATGCATCTGCACCAACGGCAGTACCGGGAACAACGTCAATTACGCGCACCGGGAGGGTGTTTGTAGTGTCGTCACTACCAGCGAGCACGGCGACTTTAGAGTCACCAGTAGTTGTCAAACCAGCGTTTTGTACCAGAGCCATGTTAGAGCCGACAACATCACGGCTAACACCTGCTGTAGAAACAGTCGTGGCGGCGGAAACAACAACAACCTTAAAAGCAGCCATAGGATCGTCAATAACATAACCATAAGCAGCATTGGTGCTTGTTGCCACTCCTGCTGGATAGAATTGACCTTCAACCGGCTGGCTTGAAGAGTTAGTAAAAGCACAACCGACTAGAACACCGCAAGGTGTTGCGTTGTCTGTACCAGTATCTGCAACCAGATAACCACCGCTAATCTTTACAGTATCGCCATAGAAAATGGCAGTAGCGTAATCAGTAGCAATAGGGATCTGGCGAGTTTGTCCCGCATACGGAAGGCCGTCAACACGATTGACAGCCTGTAGCCCGTAAGGCGAGCCTACAGTGGGATAAGCCATTTTAGACTCCTAAATTAACTAGGTTTACCAAAAGTCACCTTGGTGCGTTTGTCTTTAAACATAGGCATCAAAGGATGACTTTCACGCATATAGTTGTTATCGACGGATTCTGCAAATGCTTGCGTTCTTTCTTGGTAGTAAGCATTCCGTTGTTCCACCAATTCAACAGGGGTTTTGCAAAGGAGCAGTCCACCAATTTGAATGCCATCTGGGAACCGTGAGTGCGGTTGGTTCAGATAGCTCATTTTTGGCTGACTAGAAGCCTTTACAGGTTCCCAACCCTCACGAAATTTTGAAGAAATATTAACTGGATCTTCACGATTTAATGTGCTGATACGAACCCAGTGGAAGGCATAGCCATCTTCTGGATCAGGTTCTGGCAATAGTTGCGGAGGTGTCCACCGCTTAGGACGCAAATCACCAAGTTCCCGGCTATCTACACTACGTTTATCTCGTTGTTGATCA